GAAAATCTATTAATCCACCATCAGTGTTTTTGCGATTTAGCATTAATGCGTTTGCTGTGGTAGTTCCGTTAATGACATGTTCCGCATGACCATCAACATCTAACTCATGCCCTACAGTGTTTGTTGTAGAAGCCGCAATCTTACCCACCAATACGTTGCCTGATGAGTCTATACGCATACGTTCTGTGTTAGCAGTCTTTAGAGAAATAGTATCTATTGACTGTATACGCATACCAGTAGGATGGTCATAAGATATAAAGGCGTTGTTAGTTCCACCTTCTGATAATCGTATAGCACCACCATGTGTGTCGTCATTGATGTGTAGTGTTTTTGACGAGCCTACATCATCAGGACTAGAAGTACCAATACCTACTTTGCCTGATGAGTCAATACGCATCTTTTCAGTATCATCATTTGTGTGGAAAGCCATGTAACCATCACCATAGACTGCTGATTTAATTCTGGCTTTTTCCTGACCTGCTCCACCGTTGCCCGCAAAGACTAAAGAAGCTGTGCTTGTTCCAGATTGCCCACTGTTTTCAACTATGACAGCCGAATCACCACCTGCGGTAGCTTTCTGGGCATGAACAATAGCATCAGGACTAGAAGTACCTATGCCTACGTTACCCGCTGAGTTAATACGCATGGTTTCATCTACAGTAGTTCCATCATACTTTTGAAAAACTATAGTACCGTCATCAGTATTATTTCTAGATATTAAAGCTGTTGTGCCGTTTGAGTGAAAAAACTCACCATACTGATTAGTACCATCAGAATCTTGTAGACGAACTTTAGGTATAGCGGCAGATATATGTAGTTCTTCAGCAGGACTATCAGTACCAATACCTACTTTGCCCTCTACTAACAACCCTGCATCACCCGCAGTGTTCTTTATTTCAACATCACCTGCCGCACCACAGTTTAATTTTATAGCTGTAATATAGCTTGTATTAACCTGCCCAATATCAATAACACCATTGCTGTCTGTTTTAATTAAATTACGGACAAAACCGTCATTATAAAAAGCTATCTTTTCGCCTCTTGGCATTACAAAAGCAACATTATTAGCGTTATCTGAACCACTTGGGTCTACACCATCGTCAGGCGCATCAAAAGTACCACCCTCTGAAAAGATAGTCCCGTTGACTTGTAATTTACTAACTGGACTACTAGTACCTATACCTACGTTACCTGAAGTTTCACAAAGATGCACATTGCCATTATGCTTTAGTTTAAGTTCAGCACTGTTAGAACCTACATAGGTTAGTAGAAAATCAGCATTAGCATTGTCGCTTCCAAAGTACCCTTTTACTATTTCATTTGTATTTCTTACTGCAAACCCAGAAGTGTCACCACCTGAACCTTTAATATCTAATTGTGATGTAGGGTTAGTTTTGTTTATACCTACATTGCCTGAGCTATAGTGAATGTTAGAGCCATTGGTAGTCCATTGTGATGAGCCACTTGCATTAATAGTAGTAGTTAATGTGTCACCATCTTGCTGTGTAAGGGTTAGGGTATTGTTGCCAGAAGTATAATTAACCCCTGTAATGTGGTTGTTATAAGCAGTATCCCAGTTCGAGTTATTGTAACTAGAAGGCATAGCTGTGAGATAACCAGCACTTGCATGATTGCCCCAACTGTAAGCTGTGTTCCAGTTAGTATCATTATAACCTGTAGCAGTTAATGCCCCTGTAACAGTTATACCCGCATTAGTTGTTTCTAATTTAGGGTTGTTATTGAAGTAAAGGGTAACACCACCATCAGCTACACCTTTAATAATATCTTCGTTGTTAGGAGCCTGAAAACGTAAATCAGCCCCTCGAATATAAAGATTTCCTGCACCTGTTTCTTCAATAATACTGTTAAAGCCTATAGTGTTGTACATTTCTAAAGTTACAAACTTAGCTTTATTTGCTCCAAACTCAACGTCACCTGTAAGAGTACCACCAGATAAAGGCAGGAAGTTAGTCTCAGTTAATACTGCGGCTCCCTGAGCTACTATGTCCACCTTGTCACCAGTAGATGCCGCAGTGGATAGCACTACAGAAGTGCCATTGGTCGCAGTAAAGTCTGTTCCATGTATTAACTTAGAACCATTCAGAAACACATCTACAAAACCTGCATCGTATGTAGCAGGGAATGTTGTAGTTGACCCTGTGTATGTCCCTGATACTGTGCCTACAGTATAAACTACACGATTAGACGTATTTGCTATTCTTGATGTAGCATCTTGCCACCCTGTACCATTATGTACCTTCATCAGGTTGTTGGCACTATCCCACCATAAGTCACCTTCAGTGGGCGTAGGGTCAGTAGGTGCAGTTGCCGATTGTCCGTAGTATCTGCTGTTATAGTTGTTAGCAAACGTCTGGACATAGCTTTTTGTAGCCGCATCGGATGAAGCTGTAGGTTCAGCTACGTTTGTAACACGCACATTTTCAGCATCATATACATTCAAGGCATTCTTAGTAATAGAGTCATTAGCAATATCAATAGACTCTTGCGCCATGAAGAACCCCTGTGTGCTATCAGTGTCCAAGTCGGATTCTCTGAACACAGACCCAGAGACGTAATCTACTAGCCTAGAGGTTTGACTAGTAGACCTACGGATTACGATTGCAGCGTTGTTAGCTGGAGCAGTATTAAATGTTATTTGAGGATTACTCTGAAAAGTATAATGCTCGGTTAGGTTTTGAGCCTGTCCATCTAATGTGACTACAATATCTGCTTTGTCCCTGTAGGCAAATCCGATAGTAAACGTCTGTGTACTACCGTCACCTGTAAGTCTAGTAAGTGCATAAGACATAGTTTTTAGTTCCCAATATTAAAATGGTGTATTCTCAGTGGTTGTGAGTCCTGCTTCTGCCCTCACTCTTCTTCCTCTGAGGACATCGTATTGTTGCTGTATACCCGCTTCTTCATAATACAACATCTCAAAAGCGAGGTTTCTATACTTGTTTATGGTTTCTCTTGCCATCTTTTCAGCTAATCCAACTGTTGATGCAGTACCCATTGGCAAGCCTATTTGACCATATAATTCGTCAATTACACCTGACTCATAGTAGTAGCGCATCCAGCGACTATAGAGAGTTTCTTCTCCGTCTGCTGTATAAACAGAGCGAAGGTCTCTATCGCCAAAGTATGTGTCTACTTTGTATGGCGCAGTAAAGTGCGTATCACCAACCACAGCTAATTTGTATAAGTGCTTCTCAACCTCATATACTTTCTCAGGAACGTCACCTTTACGCTCCTCAAGTGTTGTAGTATTGAAGTAAAGAAGCCCTGCCCAACCGTTTGGATTCTCAATAACTCTACCCAGTGCTGAATGTCTCTTAGGCACTTTAGGGTCTTGAGGATTGATGCGCTGTCTTAGGAATTGCTCCATAGTAACAGGGTCACCAAAAAACCCATCGTCAAGCATCTGTATTTTGTAATAGGTATTAGGTAAGAACATCTGTGCTTTTCTGCCCACAAACTTAACTAGTTGGTCAGAATCTTCTTCTTGTAAGTCTTCCCATAAGTCAGCTACAGCATCCACACCAGAGGCAAGGTTAGCGTCACGAATAGAGGTTGCGATAGAACCAGTAGCCACAGCTATCCAAGCCTGGACACTATCCATAGCAGACTTATCAACACGTTCACCCTGCTCTTCTCTGTAAGCTAACATCTCTGCTCTTTCCAAAGCATTAACGATAATCTTTATAGGTGTAGAGAAAGGGTCAAAGTTACGATAGTTGAACGTACTGCCATCACTAAATTTAATTGTGTAAGGCTCTAGTTCACCTGTGTTCTCGCCTTGACGGGTCTGCTTGTAGTTAGTCCCCATAGAGCCTGTGATGTTACCTGTGGCATACAAGGACATAACTGAGCCAGCGATTGCGTAGCCCATCATTGCTTCGCCCTGCGCCCTTATGTGCCGCATCTTTGGTACATCCTTCCCACCTTTAAGGTCTCGCATAAACTTAGGAGAGACTAGGTTAAGCATTGGAGTCATTCTTATGCCTTCCTCAAATACACGCACAGGTGTACGGAAGAACAACTGCCCCATTAATCGCATAGCAGGGTGTTTGTTTACAAACTGCTCGTAGCCTCTGGCTAACTGAGAAGCCGCCCCTTGTCCAGAGAAGTCACGCTTGAATAGTAAGTCCTGAACATAGTCCTTACCGTCATCATTTGTAGCCTTGATGAAAAGCTCTTGGTTATTCTCTAGCTCACTCAGGATAAAGTTCTCACGCTTCTTACCTTTTAAGCCTTTAGTTATCGCTGTGGCTTCTAGGATGTCGATTGCGTTTTCGTCAGCAGTGTATGCGTTGTCTACTGCTTCCTTAACTTTCTTCTCAATAAAGCCATCGACTTCATCTTCTTTTAACTTACCCTTGCCTACCAACTCAGCGGCTTCTTCATAAGCCCTGCCCGTAGCATCACCTACAGCAAAACCTCTGTAGTTAATGTTCTCAAAGAAAGCATCCGTAGCAAGCAATGCTCTAGGGAAGAACCCAAAGACTTGCCCACCAAACTTATCTGGTAACGGTGCTTGGTCTTCTAGGAAACGTGCGGTATCCCCTGTAAGCCCTGAGCGTTGATAACGCCATGCGGCTTTAGCCATGTTAAATGCGGAACCAATGTTAGACTTCATAGCTGAATACTCAGCCATAGTTTGTCTGTAGGTTTTCTTGGTAAGACCGTCAGCCATCAAATTGTTTAACGCTGGCTTGTATAAAGTCTTAGCTACAGATGGCACAAGGTTTACAATCAGAGTTGCAGGAGAGAATACGAAACCAATAACAATCTTATTGATAACATTAATTGGCTTGTTAATAGCCCGATAGATTGGGTTCTGTTCTTCTCTCAGTACCTCTTCTTTAAACTCAGCTACTTTAGCTTTCTTCTCACCTCTAAGTTTAATGTACTCAGACATATCACCGCTTTTTCTTGCGGCTTCAATCTTTTCATTAAACCCTCTCATCTCCGCTTCTCTTTCCTTTTTAATTAACTTTTCAGAAAAGATAGCTTCCCATTTTCTTTCGGCTTCAGAGCGAGATAAACCGCTTTTTTCCAAGGTTGCTATGGTTTCCCCACGCACCTTACCAGTGTTAAATCCCTCTTGTCTTTGACGTAGCCTACGCCCAGTCTTTGTAGACATCGCCATATCAAGCTCATCAAGAGGTATAATGACTTTTTCAACTTCGTCTATCTGGTCAGCAATCGCCTTAGCTTCGTCTCCTTCAAGTTCCTTTTGTTTTTTAAGTAAGTTAGAAACTCTTGTTTTAAGGAGGGTAACTGTCTGAGTAGTAGAGACTTCTAATACTTGAGCCTGTTCGTCAGTTAGGTTCTGCCGTTCAAGAAACTTAACTAAGTCATCTGGGCTTTCTATTGAAGCATCTTTAAGAAGCTGTTTGATTGGCTCAACCGAAGCTACTAGCTCCTCCATGTTCTGTACGTTGTCTTCTCCAACAGCTACAGACTTACCAACAGGCGCAGTCTTCTTTACAGCTTTAACAACTTTAGCCAAAGCACCCTGCACCCGCCCTATAGTAGATTCGGGGTCTGCTACAACTACAGCATCAAGGTCTACTAATTCGTCTATTTGTTTTTGCTCATCTACTTCTTCTGCAATTTCTTTTGTAGTTTTACCTTTTAGCTTCTTAGCAAATGCAGTAACTCCTGTACCAAAAGCAAAACCTGCTCCTACACCAATAGCTCCAGCTTTGGCTACTCTGCCAAAGTCAATGTCTTCACCAGACACAGCGGTTTCAACTACCTGCCTATTGATGTCATCTGCGGCTGTATATACACCTGCTTCAACACCAGCAATGACACCGCCTCTAGTAGACTGTTTAAGTAACTCTTTGATACCTTGCTTAGTTGCTTGTTTACCTGCGGCTCCACCTACAGCCCCTAGTCCAAATGTACTGAGACCAATGTATGTAGTAGGGTCTGCTAGGACTCCCTTAAAGAATCTCCCTGTTCCTTTCCACGACATCCCTAAGTCTTCATAGGAATCCATCATGTAAAGAAAAGCTCTCTTCTGCTCATCTGTAGCATTAGTGATTCTTGAGGCATCAAGTGTCATCTTAGGTAGGTTCCAGTTGAACCAGCCCATGTGTTCGATACCCCACTTAGCATATTGCTCTGAGGTTAGTAATTCAGCCTCAGTGCTGTTGTTCATCTCATAGGCAATCTTTGATGCTTTCTGAAAGTTCCTGTCCAATACTAAGTCTTCATCATATATGGAGCCTTCTTCGTCTTGGTAGGTGGCATTGAAGCCAGAGGGAGCTTGCGTAGACTGCAAGCCCCTATCTTTAGCCTGTTGCTGTTTAAGCCACTCTTCATAACGGCTCATACTAATCTCCTATCTGTTCTCCATTAAGGAATCAACAATCTTCTTAATTGCAATTTCACCTGCTGTATCAGCATCATCGCCAAAGATACCACCATACTCAAAGTCCGAAACACCATCTAAACCAAGCTGGTCAAGTACCATTTCCATAACGGAATCTTCTGAGACGGTCTGCCTTCTCTTAGAAGCTCGTTTGTAACGTCCTTCTACTAGCTTAGTTAAGGTACTGAAGGTGTCTTCAGTTAAATCAAAAGTAGCTGTCTCTTCGTTAAAGATATTGCTAACACTTTGTTTAGCCTTCTTGTTCCTTTTAGCCTGAGCTTTTTGTTGCCTTGCGTCACCTTTCAAAGCGTCTCCTTCACTAGTCACTTCGTAAGGGTCTTCTTCAACTTCTATAGGCTCATAAACGGGTAAGCCTGATTCATCAAAGCCAACTACTTTAGCTATTGGATTTTTATCATCGTCAAACTTGGTATCACCTATTTCCACAGTAGTAGATTCAACTTCAGGTGTATCAATTAAGTTACCTAGTATTTGCTCCGCTTGTCCTGTACCTTCTCTAGCCCGTCTCAGTGCATCTAAGTCTTGCTTAACAGCCATAACCGCATTGTTAGCATTAGTTTGAAACTCTAATAACTTTTCAGGTGAAGGCTGTCCTGCACTGTCTAAATCTGTATAGTGGTTATCCAACTGCGCTCTCATTGAGTCAACGTAAGCATCCGTCATTAAACCAGCAGGGTCTAAGCCTCGGAATTGCGGTAGGTCGTATGAAGATAAAGCGACTGACTGAGTTCTCTCTATCTGTGAACGTGCTTTAGTTAAGTCTATTGACGCGTATCCCTGTAGTATTTTCTCCATGTTTGTAGCTAGTGTGCTTTGCTCAGAGAAGTTTATATCCCCCTGCTTATAAATCGCATCTTGGAGTTCTATTACACTAGGGACTTCACCTTCCTTAAAGCCTAAGAAAGTAAAATCTTTTGTATATGCCGCTGTAGAAAGTTTAGTGAATAAAGCATTTTTGTTTTGGTCGCTTACACGCGAAGACACAACATCAGCAGATAAAGCTAATAAAGCCTTATCCTGACTCTCCATAGCTAACGCCATTTCAGCTTCAGTTAAGGTATCAGGTATTACACCAAATGCTATTTCCCGTAACCCCTTTGTATCGCCTTCTGCCCGCATGTTGCGAATATTTACACGCGCATCAACTATACCTGCGTTTATTGCGGCTTTTGTCTGTGCGTTATTTACTTCAAGTTTGTCTGTTAATCTCTTTACTACTTGCTCTCGCAAACCGTAAACAAAAGGCTCAGTAGTTTCGTCACCCTCCCAAGGTAGAGTTTCAAAAGCATTTAATATCTCTAGCCCTTGTTCTGGGTATTGTTTAACTAATCTTTCTATATTTGTTCTTAGTAACACCTTTTCTTTTGCGCGGTCTTTGTAAGGAGAAATACCTGCAACCTCGTCTGTTCCTATATAAAGAGTGTCTTGGTCGATTATGCCTTGCTTAAAGTTATCAAGGTTTTCGGGTTTTGATAAATCACCACTTCTACTATAGATTGTGTAAAGCATTCCATAAGAAGTTTTCTCATGTTTACCTGTCTGAAGTTTTTGAAGTTCCCCTTGATTGCTTGTCAGTGTTGTATTAAAGGCGTGTTTTACACCTTTAAAGAACCCAGCTTTAGCGAAGTCTCCCTGTACCTCTCTGTCCCCCTGTACGACAAGCCCATTGTAGGCTGTTCTTAATTTTTCAGGGTCATGCTTTACTGATTCAGGTAAGTTGCTGAAAAAGTTTAGTGAGGTTGCATAGTATGATTGATAGTAATCCGTCTCTACTAGACCCCCGATAACAGAAAGGGCTACATCTGGGGCAAGCCCTTGTACATCCCCTACGTCCAGCGTTGGGTTGTCTTCTGTAGCTTTGAACCCCGCAATATAACTACCTACTCGTTGCTCCTGTAATTCTTTCTCTTCTTTTAGCTCATTAGCCTTTTGTTGTTGGTAAAGTTTAGCCGCTTGATTAGACATAGTTCCTAAAGCACTTGCTAACTGCTGTGCAGAGCTTTGTTGGGGGGCGGCAATTGTGCCTGTATAGGTGTCTACTGGGGTAGCTGCGGGCTTAGAGACTTCGCCATATCCCTGTAAATCTTGTATTGGTTGTCTAGCCATCAAATAAACCCTCCCACCATTTGTCAAAGTTGGTAGCCATCTCTGAATCCGTTACAAAAGGAGCCGCTGATTCTAATGCCATAGCTAATATGTTAGGTTGTGAAGGCGGTGTTAAGCTCTGCATACGGGCCACCATAGTGCTAAGTGCCTGTGCGTTCTGAGCTTCAATAGCATCCATACGGCTATTAAAAGACTGCTTCTGCCTAATAGCTATTTGCCCTTCCTGCCTTTTAATGTTGTTGTGTATCCTCTCTACAGAAATGCCTGAAACACCTGCCTCACCTGCTGCAACATTAGCCTGTGCTTCAAGCTCCATAGCTCTAAGCTGTCTGTCATTGACTGACTGCGTGTAAGCCCTAGACTCCTCCTCAGTCCTTTTAATAAGAAGGTCTTGAGTAAAGGCATAGGACTCCTGTGCGGCTTTTGTCGCATACTTATTTTGTAGCTTCTGCATGTTGTAGGCACCATAAGCTGCCCCTAACTGTGAGCCAAACTGCATACCGCCCATTAATCCTGAGAAAGCTGAAATACCGCCACCTGAACTGCCGCTACCTGAACTGCCGCTACCTGAACTCCCGCCTGATGTACCCGCCATTATCTAATCCTCTTTTGTAAAAGGTAGAAGTCTTCTCCACCTTGTTTGTACACTTTATTTTTCATTACATCAAAGCCACACCACTCTAACCACCTAATACTTGTTCGGTTATTTTTGTGTATGATGTTGTAAACATTTTTATAGCCCTTAGATAACTCTTCTATAGTAGGCTTGCTTAATTTAAGTATGTCCTTTTTATAGTGTTCAGCTAGGTCAGATGTAAGCATCCATATAACACCATTAGCAGGATTTTGTAGACATTGAGATGCACCACACATAAAGACTACTTTATCTCCAGCTTTACCTGCTAAAACTTTAGTGTTAGGCATGTTAAATGCGCTAAGTAAACTTGCTTCAGCAGTTCGTCCTGTAGCCTCAACTTCTAGTCTATCTATAGGGCGTAAGCGTGGAGCTAAATTAATAGCATCACGTTGTAGTGCATCTACTATCTTAATCATTATATTCTCTTAGACCTTATGTTGTAGAAGCCTTCCCACTCTGCACTTTGGAAAGCACATGGTAAGAAACTATCTGATTTAATTTCTATCTTTACACGGTCATTCTTAGACTGAAGAGGGAACCTGAACGTACCATCATTCAGAACTACCTCACCAATAACTGACCCTGCCTGGTTAAGAGTTACGCCTGTGTATTCATAGGTATAGGTTTGCCTATGGTCAGGAGTTACTTCTATCTTGAAGAAACCTGTGTCCTCAAAGGAAACTTGCATAGTTCTCATTTGTAAACGCCCAGACTGTATAGACTGTGTGTCGTTGTTCTCTTTCACATACTGTGGGGAAAACCCGTATGTCATTGTGTAAGGAATGCCCATAATAAATGAGCTACCTGAGTAGTCTCCTGAAGCAGCTACTGCGGTGGCGGTAGGTCTTGTTACCGTAATGTCAGCCCCTCTGTAAGCAGCCCACTCGCTAGACCTAACGGCCTTCATTGCACCAGAGTAAGCGTAAGGAAGTGTCCAAATAGTTGTATCTGTAGCTGGCACATAAGTACCTGTAACCTCTACTTTACGGTCAAGCCTTACACAATAATTTAACTCAGAATCATCTATGTATTGTAAGTCTATCTTCTCAAGGACTGTTCCATCTGCGTAGCTAACAACTAAGTACACCTCACTTTCAACAATGCTAATGTCAAGTATAGTTGCCCCTGAAGTTAACTCCCAAGTAGACCAACTAGATTGTAGCTTTTGGCTCTCGTCACTAAACCACTTATAAACATATAGCTTGTTAGGCGTTTCTGTGGATAAAGCAATTAATATATTTTCATTACTAGATGTTGCTAATTTAAAAATATTTTTTGGTAAATACTTAGGAACATGTGCAGTAACATCGAGAGCGTCTGTTAGTATAGAATCTTCTTCAATATAATATTCATTTACACTAGAGAAATTACCTTTCTTAGAAACAAAGTAAAGGAAGTTACCTGCCCCTACTGGAGTTGTTGACCCATCATTTTCAAAGTCAGTGCTAGGTACAATAGAAATAGTTTTAGGTGTTAAATTACCTATGTTTTCTATTTTAAATTGAGTATTAGACGAAAAGATTGTTAAGGAGTTATTAAATGCTACAGCCTGTTTTAATTTAGAAGATTTAGCAGCACTTACTGTAATATCAATAGGGCCATCATCTAGTACAGTTGTAACTGTTTTAGGGAAGAACCTAAAGTAATCCCCTGCTGCACTCATTATTATATTTTCACCACTTAAAAAACCCAATCTGTTTTTGTAAAAGAACATGTTAGTGATGGAGCGATTAATAAATGAAGGTTCTGGCGCAGAAAGTTCATCCCCCACTGTTCTTTCTCCAATGTCGGCGTGCCCTAAAACATAATTTAATTGATTAACATTGTTGGAACTACTGGAAACTACAGCAAGGTTAATTTTTAATTCAATAGGCATTGTGTACCTATTAATTCTATTTTGCATCTGCACTGAAGAGTCGGATAAAGAATTTGGCCTCTTAGTTTCTTTATAAGTAGTGGTTCCTTCTCCTATACCTGTACATACTACATAGTAATTATCAAAGCTGTTACTTTGTGACCCTGCAATCTCAAAATTCTGCCCAACTGTTGTTATTCCAGTACCACCCACTGACGTTGTGGCATACCCGTCAGGTAGGTCACTAAAGTCGTTATAAACTGTATTGCTTAGGGAGTCGGGGGCGTGGGTGGATGCCGCATCCATTGCAACAGTTTTTGTTGTATTTAATATTAAAGTTTTTGTCCCAAAATATTGAGCTACCTGTTCGCTTGAGTTGAAATTTCCCAAATCACTTTGCATTGTTAGGAACTTTAAGTCTTCCGCAGGATTGGCGCACTCTAAGTAACTACGCAAAGCAGCAGCATAAGTACTATTAGTACCTCCAGCATATGTGTGTGTTATAGAAGTCCCATCATCTTTAACTACATAAAGTGCTACCTTATTAGGGTTGGTAGAGGTAGGCTCTTTCCTTACAATAAATATATGGCTTTCATTATCATTAATACGCACTACATGTACAGCAGCATTGCTTGTAGAAGCATTTAGTATTTCTTTAATATGTTCTGTAGGGGGACGTTTAATCAACCCATCAATAACTGATGACAGGGCATTAGTTTGAGTTTCTCCCTGTGTCATTTGGCGTAATGGAGCAGGTTGCTGACTAACACCATTCAATAGGTTTGGTATACTATTAGATACTAATGCCATAATTGATTACCTTGTAGTTCTTCGAGGTGCGCCTCTAGCTATAATTTTATAAGTGTCGTAGCTCCCTGTTAATAGATTTCTATCTTCAGTTTGAGCTTCGGTTCTTTCAAATTCTATTAGTGCTTCTTGTTCATCTTGAGCAGTAAATCCTGCTAAAACTTCTGAACCCATGAAGCGGGTTTGAAAACGTCTGGATGCTTTAGTCATCACATAACGTCTAACGTGCTGTGGTAAATCTTCAAAAGCTAGTAACTCAACTCTGTCTACATAAATACTTTCTGTAAAAGTAAACAAGTTGTTATCTCTGTCAAATAGCTTAGTACCACGTTGCACAACATCTCTGTGTGCTGATTGACCTGTTGAATCTACTTTTAAAGTTAATGTCCCGACACTAATCTCATTAGTAGCCGCATTTGGTATTAACTTTTGATTAAGGACTGTGTTGCAATGTAATCCTGCAGTCTGCACCGAAAGGTTTGTTTGGTCTAAAACTTCCTTAGCCAGTGAAGCATCTAATAAAGAGGGGTCAGTTAAACTAGATACAGGAGCTTCACCTATTGCTGATAACATCATATTTACAGCATCTAGTTCTTTAGTTAGTTCTAGTGTCACGATAAGTCCTCATAAAGTAAAAAAAAGCGGAAGCCAAATTAATGACCTCCGCTATAGGTTTTAAGCAGACTGGATTTGAACAGCAGCTTCAGGACGTAGGACACCGTGGCCCATAGCGTACTTAGCAACCATCAAGGTTCCTTGTCTGCGAATGTCGTACTCTGACTCTACAGCCAAATCCATCAACTTCACTGTACCAACAGCAGAAGTGTGAGCGATAAGAGCAGTAGTGTTAGCAGCAGCAACAGCTTGTGCGCCACCTGCGCCACCAGCATCTACACCATTACCCGTAACATTACTAGTTGGAAGATGTGGAGTCTTGATAAGGTTGATACCAGCTATTTGTGGTACTGTACCCTCAGCAATCGAACCACGACCAGAGAAGTCTACGTTCACTGCGTTAGAAGCGTTAGCAAGCAAGTAGTATTGCTCAGGCTTCAAGAAGCAGAAACGACCTTCAGATGGAACGTAAGCATCATCTAGTGCTTCAGCAGCATCAAAGATTGAACCAATCAATGAAGTTGCATTAGTGCCAGAATCAGTATCAGTGATGACAGTGCCTGAAGCGTAACCTGAGTCACCTACGTTAGCAGTTGCAGCAGCAGCCTGAGCCATAGTCTGTAGAACGTGCTTGTCCATTTGGAAAGCAAGCGCACGACCCATCTCAGATGAATAAACTGAACGCACATCATAGTGGTTCTTAGCTTCTTCAATGTTAGAGATGAAATGGCTAGACAGAAGAAGGTCATTAATAGTAATAACTTTCTCGTTGTGGTTGATGTCTGTACCAGTGATTTCAGCACCAGGCGTGTGATACGCTGCGCTTGAACGACCCATTACTGGGAACTGTGCAGACTTACCGTTAGCAATGGTGCGAACCATTTGCTTGTCAGCAGTTACTGTAGCTTGCTCGAAAGAAGTAAGAACTTCTCCTGAGAATTGTTTTAGGAACAAAGCGTCAGCCGTTCCTGCATTGTTTACCAGACCGATGCCTGATGGGTTTGCATTACTCATTGTAATATTCCTTTAAAATAAATTAAGTTAGTAAATTAATAATATGTAATTCGCTAATCCTTACTTCACTTGAAAGGGTGTTCACCTCGGTGAGCCTTAATGTTTTTTGGGGATGTATTGAATTGATTAACAGCCTAGAAAGGCTGGTTAAATTTTACTCTTAGATAGCTTCTTCTGAACAGCATCTCTAAAAGCGGGGTCTTTCTTATACTCAGTGGTTCCCATATCCTTGGTAACCTGCGCCCAGCTATCGTATGTATCAACAGAGGCAGAGGCTTTACCACCTAACAATGTAGGTTCTACACCACCGTTATCCCTGTATCTTGATGCCATACCATCTACAGCTAGTCGCGCCTGAGAGGTATTACCTGAACTGATAGCGGCATTAAATGCGTCAATTTCACTGTCAGCTAAGTTTTCGGATGCCCAATTGACCATCCCTTTATAAGACTCTTCACCACCTGCAAAATCAAATATCTCATTTGTATATTCGGTAGCTCTAGCCTTTTGCCCTTCAACATAAGCATCCACCATCTCCTTGGGGATACCTCTTCCTTGTAAGTCTTTGTAAGTGTCCTCAGAGAGTTCACCATTCTCTGCAAATTCCGTCTGCATTGAATTAAAGTCTAGTCCTGCGTTTTCAACAGCTTCTCTAGCTTCTGTAGTAGTTTCAGTCTCGTTTGACGATACTTCATTACCACTTTCTGTTTCTTTAGCTGAAGATGATTCTTGGCGAGACTGAGTGTACTGCTTTTCCAATTCGCCATACGCTTTAGATAGGTCTTCACCAGACTTAAACTTTTCTGGTAACCACTCTGGACGAGCTTCTTGAGTTTGCTCCACTGGAGCTTCAGAACCTGTAACATTGCCTTCTACCTGTACTGTATCAACCATTGTTTAACCCTCGCTGAATAATGTTGCCTCTAGCGTTTTGATACTTCACGCCTATTTCAGCATTCTCCATTCCAGGCCACATAGGATACTCAACCTTTTTTTCCTTTTTAGGTTCAGCTACCTTTGGGTTATCTTTCTTTAAAGTCATCTTGGGTGTTGTCATTTATTGTACCTGTTCTTGCTGATTTGCCTTTACAACTTCTTTTATAGCTCCAGGTGCAGCAGCTTTCATAGTCTCCTGCAGCATTATTTGTTCTTGGGCTTCTTGTTGTTGTTGCATCTCAGCTTGTAGTTCCTGTTCAGTCTTAATCAAACCTATAGTATCTATTCCATGACCAGTAGCTAATCGAGTTACTAAGTCACCAAAGTTGACACGCTGTAAAGTTTCAGGAGAAACCTGAGCAAGCTGTACTAGGTCAGTGATATAAGTGCGTAGTTTGTTTAAGTCGTTTCCTCTGCCAAGTGCTTCCACACCAGTAACAATAACTGGAGTGACAGTACCTTTAGGTAGCTTAGGAATCTTCCTACCTGCAGACATTCTCTTCATTAATATATTAACGAGAGGCAGTTGCATCTCTTGACTCAGAACAGAGTAGACACCACCTAATGCAGATTCTAACTCTTGAGCCATAAAACGTATCTCTTCAGCAGTTACTCTCTCAGCATTGCGCTGAATTGCTGTGTTTAAGAGAAACGCAAAAGCGAGTCTTTCTTCAATTCGTTGAACGGTATCTAGTACCACACGCATGTCAGGATACTTTTCTGTTTGCAGTACACTAACATCGTTCGGGTCACCTAGTATGACATCACCATTATTAGAATTAGCTAGGTCAGTCCTACGGACACTTGCGTTAGGGCGCACCATAAACACAAGTTTAGCACTAGCTGCTGCGGAGCTAACCAATGCTTCCATCAATCCCTCAAGGGACTTCAGGTCTCCAAGGTACTCTTCCACGAAAGAGCGACCATAGTCTTCACCGTCAAGGTGAACCATTCGTAAGGCAAGCCAAGGCATGAGGTCTTTCTTATATTTACCCTCTGAACCTGGTACTATATTACCCTCAACTTCTTGATAAACTTCGTATGTATCAGAGTTTACTCTGTACACTTTTGTATATAATTTAAGGTCTTCATCCCCTGAGTAGTCAATACCTTCAATACCATCTGGTAAAGCTCTAGGTGACACAGACTCTTCTAATACTACTTCTAGTAACTCCCCGTCAGGCGCACGTTTTACAACAAAGCTCGACATAGGGAAGACTCGTAGCCCCCCTTTCTTTGGAAGGTGTACTAGTACATTACCGCTAACAATTAAATGCTTGAGTGCTTCAAAGAAGTTTACCCTTAAGGCTCTGTTCTCTATCTCACCCATTACTTCTCTTTCTATACCAGCAAGACCTTGTTCTATCTCTGCCCTCAATTCACCTTCACCATCTAGTTCAGCTTTAGTTTTACTATCCATCGCTAAACGGAAAAATGGGGAGTTTGGTGGAAGAAGTAATAGCATTAGTTTAGAAGCTAAGTTATTGACACCTCTAGCCCCAATACTTTGAAACGGTTGGTAAAGGTCAGTAGCAGAACTAAAGCCTTCAGGAGTTATCAGAGCAGGGAGTGTCAATTCAGCACACTCTCTAGCTCTATCAAGATAAATCTCCCTGTCTGCTGCTAGTTTATGGTAACGCTTGGCGCAGGAAGTAATCTCATTCATAACTTATTCCTATTATTTAGGTATGTTTAATCCAGTACTACCAGTACCACCCATGCCTACAGAGTTATACCCACTACCCCTATCACCGCTTTTCTTAGCATTAAGGGAAGCTAAACCCTTAGCACCGCTTTTCTGGGTTTCATTGCGTAAAAGCGTAGGGATTGCCGCTGCCGCTGAAGCGTCTGTTTTAAACTTTTGTTCCTGTTGTTTTCTAATTCTTGCCGCTTCTTCAGCCTGTCTTTCCGCAAGCTGTTCTTGCTTACGGCTTTGCTCCTTTGCAATGTATGCAGAACCTGCAACACCTATTAAGGCAGCTACTACTGGTGGACACATAATCATTTCCTCTGGTTTAGTTAGGGTCTTCTTCCCGTCTTTTTAATTCTAACAGCCAATTGACTACAGAACGCTGACCAGCCCTAAACCATATCTCCTTTTCTGACCACTCTAATCGAGCAGATAGTTCTGGGAATACTTGGTCTAGCATAGCCACTGCGTCATCAACGCTTACGGGTAAACTTTCAATTTGTTGGGTTGTATTTGACATTTTAAGTCCTCTTATATGGTGGGTATTAATTATTTTCTTCGCGTTCTAAGTACTTTTCTAGGTGAGCCATAGCTCTCCAAGCTACCTGCGCCCAGTCTTCATCAATGATATGACGCATCATTGCATCTAGCTCATCGCCTGACTTAGCCCTGTCCCAATGTAAAGTCTCAGGAGTCTGTCCATGCTGAATACCGCCAATCATAGAGATTCTTGATACCTCTGTAATTGCTCTAGGGAAGTACTTAACAAAACCTGTGTAAGCTGGGATAGTTTTCCTAGTCTGTGCATCTATAGGTAACTTGAACTTCTTTACAGGTTGAAAGTCTTGTTTGATTGGAGTCACACTCTTAGAAGCATTTGCTGCAGTTTCTTTCCAGTCGCTTTTAAGCGTGTCCCATTGCGCTGGTGTAATATCATCTATGGAGTCCATAATATTGGTTCCTTTGTTTGTGTGTTGTAATCAGATGCTCTTAGTATCCTAGCTAATCTAGCTTGTACTAAGGCTTCCTCTTCAGTTTGACCTGCCTTTTCATAGGCTTTGACTACGGCTTCCCAAGTAGGGTCTTTGCTTAAGATAGCTGTAGCTCTCTTGTCCCCTATACCTTTACAGCCTTTGTAGCCGTCAGTGGCATCCCCCACTAGGGTTTGATATAGATGGTAGTAATCTGCATATTCCTCAGATATATCTTCCATCTCTGCTGCTCTCCATAGCAGACCTGGTATTGTCTTCATGTCTTTGTCTTCAGAAACTATTACTGTCTCTTCGTACTGACCTGAAGTAGCTAGTATGCCCATCACATCGTCACCCTCTAAGTTAGGCATGTCGATGGATTCATACTTAGATTCAATCCAAGTTTTTATTCCCTTATAGCAAGTAGGCTTACGCTTCCCTTTTCTATTATGTTTATAGTCTGGGTATATAGTCTTCCTGAAGTTATCCTTGTCAGAGAATGTAAATATAAAATCATCTGCTGCAGTAGCTTCAACCAAGTGGTCAAGGTACTGTAGGATTAACTGCTTGGCTTCTTTAGCGTCAGACCAGAGTGACCAAACATCATCACCCCAGTCCACCTCTTGCTCTACTGTACTGGAGTAGCGGTAAGCTACTATGTCTCCATCAATCAGTAGTGTTCTCTTCATTAGTTGCCTCCGTGGATAGTTTTTTATAAAGTTTTAGCGTGTCAGTTGAGAACAGCTTACTTAGATTGACTAGGTACATCTTAGATGCCCAATGGTCACCGCCTTTAACTACACGATGGTCATCCAGTTTCTCTACAATCTTCTTTAGGGTTGCCACTTCAAAGACCAAGGTACAGTAAACATCATCACCAACTGCTAAGTTATGAAACCAGTAGTCAGCTTCCGTTGCGTTGATGCCTGACGGCTTACCATAAGATTCAAACTCGATTGCTATGTTTCCTGTCTTAGTCCACATACCTCTCTCTGTTTTCACTTCAATCTTCTTACCTTGTAGCATGTCCAACACTCTGTCTTCATGTAGCTGTCCATACGCTAAATCTAAATCAAACTTTTTCCTGTTGTTTTTAGTGGGTCTCAGCCCAGTTGTTTCCGATGTTGTATTCTCCATCGAGTTCGCATCGGATGCTAAAGGCATCTCCTGCTCGTTTGATACATTCAACTGCGAGTTTTCCGATTTCATTTGACATATCTTCCTTTGTCTCTAACTGTATTTCATCATGCACCCATGCTACTTGAGTACATGACTCCTTCAATCCTTGTTCTATCAATGCGTTGTTAAACTCCACCATCCACTGCTTACATATCAAAGCACCAGCAGACTGTAGTAATACATTAAGTGCTGAATGTGGTGACCTTACCTTCAAATGTCTACCATCCAGACCTACTATGTATCCTCTCTCTGCTGCTTTTTGTACTCGCTCAATCAGAGTTGCTAGTGCGGGTAGCTTGGCTAGAAATCTCTTTTTCAAGATAGCCCCTTCCTTACCCCCCTTACCTACAATCTCGCCTAGCTTTCCTACACCTGCACCATAGAGAAACCCATAGATAAATGTCTTAGCTTGTGAGCGTTCAGAAAGACCTGCTGCCTTCTGGTTTGTGGTGTGTATATCCCCGTTCACTACAGCTTCACCGTAAGCACCCCCATCATACTTAGCCATATAATGAGCCAAGCATCTAAGCTCTAAGCCAGACACATCGACACCTACTAGCTTCATGCCTCTGCCTACAGTAAACAGTTCTCTACACTCCCTGCCATAGGGCGCACCACAGGACGGAACCTGTGCCACGTTAGGGTAAGCATGTGTTGCTCTCCCTGTGACGGCCCCGTTCGTATTACAAGACCCGTGAATGCGCCCCCCTCGCTCAACCTTGAGCCATGCTTGGCGACCATCTCCTAGTTGTCCTAGTCTTTTGATAAGTGTGTAGTATTCAACCAGTATCTTTGCCTCTGGGTAAGGCAACTTAGATAGAGTCATCTCATCAACTTTAGGCTTACCGTCATTAGTATAGTCGGTAGGCTTCCACCCTCTGAGTGTTGTCAGTCTGTTAGCAACATGGTCTCTGCTTCCTGGATTAAACTGTACTTGTTTAACCTTATAAGTAGGCACACCTTTCTCGTACCCTAGCTTCTTATTGTTTACCTTGGGGGTGAACGGAGTCTTTACTTCCCAGTCAGGGAAAGTCTCTTTAAGTTCAGTCTCCAGTTCCAACTTTCGTGCTGATAGTTTTGCATATAATTTAGCAGCACTCTCTGTGTCAAAGGCAAAGCCAGCAACTTCCTGTTCGTATATAATTTCTGCAACTTCATGTTCTAAATCTAAGGCTTGTTGTGAATATTGTTCGTCAGCTATCTTTCCGTATAGCGTGTTAGTTACTTCAACATCCTGAAAGCAATACTCCAACATCTCATCAGAGTATTTTTCCCAACCACCATCGTAGTCACCTTTGTAATTACCCAAGCGGTGACCCCATGCAGCTAGGCTATGGCTACCTATTAGCTTTCTAGGAAAGTCTGTTCTGGTAAAGTCGGCTTGCTTGATGTCAGCCCAGATGAGCCTAGTGCAAACCAAGGTATCAAACACTTCTCCTTTCGGATTGAAAGTACCTAGCTTATTTAGAACAGGGATGTCGTACTTAATAATGTTATGACCGATAATCATGTCAGCCTTCTCTAGCTTAGGGATGCCCTCAGTCCACACGCCCTTACCTGTGTAGCCTGTAGCTTCCCCAGTCTCGATATCCTTAATAACCATACAGTGTATCTTGGTTACATCATTGAGAAGACCGTCAGTCTCTAGGTCAAATATATAACTAGGCATTGTAGTCCTCCCACTTGTGGATAAAGATAGGTGTCTGCTCTCCTACATAAGCTCCGCATACATTAAAATCCATATACTCAACAGCCATCTCATAGTTCATCTCAGCCTGTTGCATGAGTATTTCCACACACTGCTCATAAGAATAAGCAAGGCATGGCTTGTTACCTATGCGTTCAGCTACCCCGATGATTGCTAACTCAAAACCATCAGCTTGTATCAAAGTATCATATTCGTCTTCTTCAGAACTCATCTTCTACCTCCTCAAATTCTGGACTGCACTCAAGCAAACGTCCCGTCTCTGGATTGTATTGGACATGGCAAGCGACACCTGTCTCTCCACTGAATCTGTTCTTGAGTACCCTTACTGTTGTTGTGTTAGATGCTTCACCTTGTTGGTCACGCTCCAGTCCTATCACCATGTCTGATAACTGAGCGATAGCATGGCTACCTCTGAGTTGAGACAGTGATGTCTGTGCGCCTTCTTCATGCCCTTTATCACCACTAGGTCTCTTAAGGTGTGATATTAATATTAAGCCTACACCTGTCTCTTGGACTAATGTCCTCAAGGCAGTCATAGCGTTATCAATAAGCCTTCGTTCATCTCCATCGCCAAGACCAGAAACGACAATAGACAAGTGGTCGAGAACAATATAAGAACACTCACAGCCCTGTGCCAAAAATCTGATTCGGTTGAGTAAGTTGTCGATAGCAGTACTGCCAAAGCTATCGTAAAAGTAAGTATTCCCATTTCCAATAACGTAATCATAAGCACCTCTAAGCTCATCCTCAGTTGCCTCTGCTGTACCTAAGTGCAATGGCTTGTTTAAATGTAATCCCATCAGACCTAAAGCAGTACGCTTGACTGTCTCCTCTAGCATGATAAAGCCTACACGCTCCCCTAAACCAATGAGGTGGTAACCTATCTCTCTTGCTAAGTTAGACTTACCTATGCCTGAACCTGCTGTAAGAGTTGTGAGTTCAGACTTGCGTAGGCCGTGTGTTTTTTCATTAAGACCTACATAAGGATAAGCAACACTGTGAACAACATCTTGGGTAGACACATCAGCCCACAGGTCATCACCAGAAACAATACCATCAGGTCTGAATACCTTGGCTCCCCAGATAGCATCGATAAGTTCTTTTGACTTACCTTGTATGAGCATCTCATTTGCATCCTTAAAAGGAAGACTTGCTATCTTGGCTTTACCAGGAGTAAGGACAGTGGCACATGCACTAGCTGCCAACTGCCCAGGCTCATCCATGTCGAACATAAAAACTACAGTTTCAAAACCTTCGAGAAACTCTAGGTTTTTCTGTATGTCTTTCTTTGCTCCTTGCGCTCCATTCTTTACTGAAACTACAGGCCACTTATTGCTTTGAACCATTGATAGTGAGAGTGCATCTATCTCGCCCTCAGTAACAACTATCATCTTACCGCCATCACGCCATAGCCATTGCCCATAGAGACCACAGTCTTTAGTTGAGCCTAGCCATTGGAATGTTTTGTCTGAGTACCTTAGTTTCTGTGCGACCAGCTTTCGGTCTTTATAATAGTTAGCTACCTGACAGGGTTTCCCGTTGTGTTTCGCAACACGGTAGTCAAACTTTCGTGAGGTCTCTTCATTGATACCTCTCTTTGGTAGGGCTTTTACTTCTCCCCTGATGAAGTCTGTTTCTACAAATAAACTTACTGCTTCCTCCATTGCTTCTGCCTTTTCATAATAACCACAACCAAAACAAAATCCGTGTCCGTCAGAGTAGCGGGCCAGGTTATCCCTAGACCCGCACTGTGGACATGGTTCGTGTGCTACGCAGGTACTATCTTCCGTACCTATTTCCATACCACTCTCCTACTTCAAAGTTGGGACATGTTTTTGAAGAAACATCGTTATGCCCTATGACTTTTGCTTCAGGGTATTTTGCTGTCAGCCCGTCAACCAGTCGTGTAAGCATCAGCCATTGTTCATCTGTAAAGTTTTCTTCAGGTTTCATATCTTCATCTAATCCACCAACTAAACAGATGCCAACTGACTTAGCGTTATAACCTCTGGCGTGTGCGCCTACAGCATCTTCTTCCCTACCAATTTCTATCGAACCGTCACGACATATAACGTAGTGATAGCCAATCTTCAGCCATCCTTTTTCTCTATGCCATCGGTCAATAACTTTTGCATCCACATCCATGCTAGGTTTAGTAGCAGCGCAGTGAATAACTATTTCTGTTGTTGCTTTCCTTGTTTGCATTTTAGTAATGCCCTCGTTTGCTCCTTGGTTTTTTTAGGCAGTGTCTCGTCTAACCACGCAAGTGGTATACTCTTGTCAGCGTATTGAAAACCTAACCGCTCACACCACATGGCGTATGTTGTCTTAGACTTACTACCTATCCGTGTTCTTGAATTAGAAAATACAAACCTTATGTCTAACTCAGGGTTCTGCGCTTTAATTAACTTGTGCTTCGACCTGTCTGAACTAAGAAACTGACCTTTAGTTTCAACAATAATTCCATTAGGCAGTACAAAGTCTGGCTTGTATCTTGAGTGAGGCTTCTGGTAGATGACCCAACCTGGTGGTTCATAATGAAATGGCACACCAAGTTGTGTGAGTTCATCAGCTACCTTGACCTCTAGGCCACTGCGGTAACTAAAAGTCCTCGTTCTCTTCATCAACAAATCCTTCGTCTTGCGCTGTCTCAACCTTCGGTGCGCTATAGCCTTCAGTAGCTTCAAAACCAAACGATGAAGCATTCGACCCGCCACCAGTTTTTAAGTCAATTATCTGCACAGCTTTTAGTCGTGCTGATACACCTGCACCTACTGCTGCTACATAAAAGGGAACTAGGTCTGCTGATACCTTTAGAATTGAACCACCCCAAATTGAATCAACGTCAGACATAAGAGTGCCAGAGGCATCAAACATCTTTGGACTCATTTCTATAGTGCGCCCGTCTTTAGTGTTGACCTTAGCCTTCATTTTAAATTTAAAGACAACTCGCCCAGTCTCTTGACCCTCATCATCTAGCTCATCAAAGTAAGGGGGTTCAGCTACCTTTTTGCGTTTGCCTTGGGGTATCATTTTCTCCGCTTGCTTCATTGCAGTTTCGATGTTGCTAATCATAGGTGCAGCCTCACTAGCATCAACGCTTAGGCTCACCTTGTACTCACCCATTGCATTAAACTTTGTGTCGGGTGTAGTTAAGTGTGGGTATATGGCAATACCCTGTGGAGATACTACTCCAATGTAATCATTCGCCATCTATTATATCCTCCTGTGGATAGTTATTTTCAATAATGAATCCGTATTCCTCTACGGCTTTCACCATAAGGTCATAAGGGACTGGCATTCCTGCCAATAAATAAAATTCCAGTAAATCTTCCATGAACTTCTCCTTAAGTTGACTTTAAGTTTAACCCGCCAGTCTAATATGGTGGGTATTAATTGACTTAGTGGATAGTATTAGTTAAAGAAAAACTCTGACTCTTCAACTAAAGCTATGTCTAAATCACCCTTTTCTGGTACTGGTGGTATTAAATGATGCTTGTCTTTAGGTAATACATCTAACAAGTCAGCCCTAAAGTCTTCAAGCACATCTGTCTGTGAATACATTTCAACAAAGGCTTTGCGTAAGCACCACCATAGGGTCTCTGCATCTGCTGCATGTGTACCATAGCTATCATGTACCATAGCATAATTATGTATCTCACATTGAGTTGCTACATCAATGGTCAACATCATGTGAGCCGCATCAATACTATGTACAAAGTTAGGGCTAATGCCATTGCTTTGTCTGTGTTTATTTATCTTACCTGTTTCCTTATACAGCATAGGTCTAAAGGAAGTGCCTAACAGTTTTGTCTCGATGCGGTATGGCTTAGTTTCTTTGTATGCCTGGAGTACAGGAAAGCCTACTGGAGTGTCCCATCTAATAGGTAATCCCTCTGATGATGCTGTCCTTGCTGCCTTCTGTAACCATGCCATAGCATCTGTAGCTGCGTGAACGACTTCACCTATAGATAACCAGATAACTTTGGCTAGAAATGTACATGCTTTGAAAGGGTCTTCACCAAAAGGGTGCATGTTTCCTTTCTCTTTCTCATCTACAATGTAATCCATAACAAAATCAGTAAATGAATACTGCTTGCCACCATAAGGAAGCACCATACAAGGGCGTTTAGTACACCCACGCTTCACCTCAAACTGTAACCATAGCGTTGCTAACTCATCATCCATCTCATGTAGACGTTGAGTTACCCTATCAGCTACCTTTTGATAGATGTCTTGAGGCTCTTCATTAGGCACTAGGTTTACTTCTTGCCCTGTTGTAGTTGACCTAAGCATAGCAGCAAAGTGTTGCAATCCATTACATGAACCATCAGCACTGACTGGTAGGTGAGACACAAACCCAGCCCCATCTTCACACCATCCTTTCCACTCAAAGCAGAACGCTAAGAATTGAAAGGGACTTGAGGCTTCCTTAGCCCACCAGAGGTCAGCTAAAGGGTCAATTGCACAATTAACAATTCGCTCTTGATTTTTTTGCACCCAATCTATTCGGTCTTGTAACCCTACCTTGTCAAAACCAAAGCAATTTGCACCATGAATAGCTAAATGACACGCCCCTTCTTCGTTAATTTCTTTTCCTTCAGCAAATGTCAACAGTCCTTTAGCAAAATCTGGCCCTTGTGGGTTAAGATAATTAGGAACCGCATAAATTCTTCCCCGAAAGTCAAGTTGATACACCATATAAAGTGCTTCTTCAGTAGAAAACCTGTCAGCTACCTCGATAGTCTTTCTCAACAGGAGTCTTTTAGAGTCAAGCCTGTTGTTTTCTGTGTGGATTATCACTGCTTGCCTCTTCCAGGCAGTTCTCGCCTCTTTATTTGTAGCTATGTCAAGAGGTTTTGCAGGGATTGGGAAGTTTTCTGAGGGTGGTAAGGTAGGAATGTGTATCCCTGTGTCCCATATTCTTTTTAATGTGTCTAGCACCCCCGTATGCACCTTGAAAGCTGTGTTTTGCATGGCATTTACAGCACCATATACATGAGGCATATCAAAATGCTTCAACTCAGCGAGATAATTATGGTTTGTAGTCTTAACAAGAGAAAGTTCTCTGATGTGATGAGTGTGATACCCGCCAGAATAGGGTGATGTCCAGTCTTTTGGGGGTGATATACATGGATAAAACTCAGGCTTCAGCACTTCCTTAAAAGCATTAAGGTCTTTGATAGACTTCATGGTGAGTTCAGAAGGCAACAAAAGTCTACGCTTCTTGCCATCCTTGTTCATTATCTTATGCTCTAACAACCCTGTGTGCTGTATCGTCAGGTCAATCAAAGCATTGCCCACCAAAAGTCTTTCTCTCTGTGTCCATACTCGCCAGTCTATGCCCTCCCTTTTACCAGTCTCTAAAAGTTTCTTACGCTTATATGTATATGACTGAGAGCGTTCATTCAGGTCACGCATAACAACTTTAAAAAGCCCTGGATTGTTTTCCTCATAGCACCTGATGCGTATCTCATCTTCCATAGCCATGCCCAGTGCAATCGAGGCTGAACTATAGGCTCTTTGCCTGGTGATTTGATTCAACACGACACGCAAAGTTATAACTGCGGTGACTGCTGGCTCAAGTGCGTCAACAAGAACTGCTGATGTGGCTGCTCTCCCTGCTTTCCCTCTCAAAGAATCCTCTAAAAACTCCTTAATAGATTCTTCAAGTTTTTCTACTGTTGCTCTTAATAAATATTGTCCGTAGTCCGTATTAGCTTCCTGCCCACGCTCTACTTTTTTAGCAATGTTTTTGTGGTAGCGTGACAACCCATGCTCTCGCATCTCACGCTCTAGTTCGACCTGTCTATCAGTAGTTTTGTACATAATTTGACACCTTTTTTCTTGTGACATGCACTCAGATAATATATGCCTAAGTGGATGGCAGGTATTTACTAGCCCAAGTTATATTTAAAAGGTGCTATGCCAGAGAGGATACTTAGACTAAACGGAAATATAATCCGTTTGTATAAAAAGTAGTTTAAGTATATCAATGACATAGCAATTAATTACTGTCTCAGTGTCACACTCATGCCACAGCTTGTGTCACAGTGGGTTCTAGCACTTTTACTGCCTCCTCTAAATTCGTAGGACAGAGGTGAGCGTAGCGCATTGTCATGTGTATAGTCTTGTGACCAAGCCACTGCTGTACAACTAAAATTGGAACACCACGCTGCACAAGACGAGAAGCACAAGTATGTCTGAGACAATGAGGAATAAACTGCTCGTCATCCTTCAGGTTCATTACACATTTCATGTGGTTCCAGTGGTCAATTAGTTTTTGATAGGGCATTCCCATCTTACCTTTGTTATTTAAGAAAATATCCAAGGCTCGTTTAGTCAACACGACAGTTCTTGGATGGTCTGCCTTAGTTTCCCAGATGGTTAAATTATTGCCCTGTAAATCATCAAAGCGCAGATTTTTAAGTTCGCCAACACGCATCCCTGTGTCTATAAGAAACATGAATGTATCACGCTCCTGAAAGTAGCCCATCTGTGTCAACACACGATACATGATAGCTTCTTCTTCAGGGGTTACAAAACGGATACGCCCTTTCCCTTCTTTCTGCCATTCAATCTTAGGCTTGTAGTCAATCAACCCTCGGTCTTTGGCATAGGTGGCAGCCTTAGATACAATGCTAAGTTTCCTATTGATTGTTCCACTGGCATTACCTTGTTTTTTGAAGTGGGAAATTAACTCATCCATAAAGTCTAAATTAAGGTCAGATAAAGCACGATTCTCGCCTATATATTCCTCAATCATTTTTTCTATTCCTCGCAAGGTAAGATAACCATGCTTGGTGTCACTCCAATACTTCTCCCCAGCTTTCCTTAAAAGGGCAGCAATGGTCATCGCTCGACCATCGTTGCAGTCTTCAGGGTCAGGCAGTGCCTTTCCTAGACTAATAGCTTCTTCGACCTTAGCCAACATGACGTTAGCCTGGTCTTCCGTTTTGTATGTATGGCGAAACCTTATGCCCCGCTTTCGGACATCGACTTGCCATGAATTACCTCTCGCTCGTACTGGCATAATATACTCCTTATGAGTAAATAATTTCATTAAGTGATTTGACAAACCTCTTACCTTTAGCTGTCAATCTCACCAGTTTACGCCTACGTTCAGCAGGGTCTTCGTAGGCTTCTAACAACTTATGCCCTGCCTCTTTACGCCTATTCCAGTCACCAAGATAAGCTACATTCCTACTAATAGTTGACTGACTAAGCCCAAGTTCTACTGCTATGTCGTGCATCTTCAATGGCAAAGGACTCTTTGCGACTTTTAATAGCACTGCCATAGCTTGTGCTTGCATCTCACCATCTATCTCACGAAACCTTTCTACTGTTTTTAATAGAGATGACGCTGCCTGATGATGATTTATCTTTGTCTCTTCTAATTTTATTATTGTTTCCATCACTATGATTTGGTTTATGTTTTTTAATGGTTGGTGTGAAGATGATTCGCATAACACCCAAACAAATAAACAACTCCCCACAACACCAGTTCCAACTATAAAAAGGCGTGTTGTCTTTCTTCCATTCAAAATACAACTCATACAATTTAAATGGGTATTTAGTATAAAAATACAATTTAGCTTCCTTTCATCCATGAATTTAAATTGAACAAGACAACTATTGCCTAAGTGCATAGGTATTGTCAAACTAAAAATTAGGGTCATGCCAACATGATATACCCATAGCCTGTAAGTTATACATTCTGTTCAAGGTAGTATCATCTGGCTTTTCCCCCGTCTCAAACTCAATGTCAAATATCCTGTTACGCTCCAAGCGTATAGCTAACTCAATAGGTATGCTCTTAACAGGAACAACAGGATTAGCGACTAGCTTTGTCATTCTTCTTCTCCTTCTTTGGTTTTGGTTTACGAAATATTGCATCAAAGTTTTTATCAAATGCAGCCTTGTTAGTTGGACGTTGTTTGCTTCCCTTACCTGACATGATTATTACCCTCTCAAATATTTAACATGATTAAGATAAACTTCTTTATACTCCTGTCCACCATCATTTACAATAGTGTCTAAAAGATTAGAATTAGTTTTACCCCTCGACCATACCTTATGGTCATCACTGTGCATATAGTACCAGTCATGGTCGCGGCACATGATATCGAACTCTTCTAGTGTTGGTAGCTTCATGTTGTTATGTCCTGTTTAATTTCTGCAATATGCAGTATGTATGAGGCATCGTCTACGCACTGAAGCCACTTGTCTTGATAGTCTTCACTAAGTTCATCAAGTGTATCAAAAGTTATTCCGTATTGGTTCAGGAACATAAACTCTGCAATCTCGACTTCTTTTTCAACATAATCGCTATTTGGTATCAACATAATTTAGTCCTCATACCCCAATGCTTCATCTGAATATGCTCGCAAGACTTCAAGTACTTCTGCGTATGAGAAGTCTCTGTTTATCGCGTTATCGCCAAAAGCGATTTCAAATACAACTTCTATAAACTCATCTTTTGTCATGATTTTTCTCCTTATATAGTTCAACCAGTGTAGTTTCTATTAGATTAAATTGTTTACCTATTTTAATGCGTAATGATTCAAATTCATCGCTATAGATACAGTTCTCCCTATAGCAATCTAACGCCAACCATACATCATCTAAGGCTTTTTCAAGTTCATCAGACATTTTGTCTTTATAAGTCAACATGATTTTTCTCCTTAATTGTGAAAAGTGTGAGTGCATTATCCCAATCAGTTACTCTGTAACCTTCGCCCCCATCATCCCAGTAAACAGGATATAAAGTGCAGTGAACTGGGTTTTGTCTTGTGTCAAAATCTTCCCAGTCATACTGAGGGTCATCTTCTTCCCAACAGTTTAAGTCAAAGACTTTATCGCCAATTTCTATTTCAGACCATGTTTCTTCGCCCTCATCTGTATCTGCATAAAACTCAGCACAGATAGCTTGGGCTTTCTTGTAGGCTTCTTTGTACTCTGCTTCAGTTAGCCAATCTAAATTTACCATGATTAAAATACCTCCTTCTCTGGCACTGTTTTAAGGGCTTGCTCAACACGATAAAGAGTATCGAATGAATACTTTTTACCATGTAGAACCCTATTTAAAGTGTTTAAATGTATACCAGCAACCTGAGATAATTCTTCTCGGTTTCTGCGTAATGCTTGGCATACTATATCAAACTCTATTTGTTTAAGTTTACTGTTCATTGTCTTTCTCCTGTAGGGAACATGATTTATCCAAGGAACATGATTCAAGATAATCACCAACTAACTCTTTTCTGATTGCCATTGTTTCGGCTGCAGAATAATTGCCGTTAGTAATAATCTCGCAAAATTCATCAATAATTCGTGTTCTATCCTTATTGTTTTTAATGCGCGTGAAGTCGTAACGCTCAACCATTGGCTTTGCCTTTTTTCTTTTTTCTGTCTGGTGCATAGTAAGCCCCGATTATTTTAATCTTATGCCTTGATTTTAAGTAGGCTTTGTCATATTTGGTAAGTATCATAGTTTTAATGCTCCTGTATTACGTTTTAACGTGGTTTAGTTTGTGAACCTATAGCAACCTATGGCTCGGTTAATTATCGCCTTAAATTGGCTAATACTTGCCTTAGTGGATAGCATCGGACGCGATAAGGTTAGATTTAAAGTTATTTTTGCGCGACCCGTGAACAACAATAGCAATATTTTTGGTTTGCCCATCGCATAGACCGCAATCAATACAGTTTATTCCTTTACTTTCGCTCAGGCATTCAATCTCATTGTCAAATAAATGGTCGTTTGGTAATGCTACGCGAAAAGTTTTAGCACCTAGACTTTGAAACTTTTGTGCCTGTTTTGGTGTATCTGCGCTAACTTGCAAAATATCAATATAACGCTTGTCAAAGTTTTTGTGCGCGATTTGGTGAGTATAGCCAGTGTGACCCGTAGCAATCTCGGTGAGTGTTTTGTTTATCTCAAAAGGTACTGCACTAGGGTCACCATAAGCACCGAGCCTTATTTTGCGACTAGCTAAAATTGGCGCATGTATTTCAATATCAAACTTAGAATATACGCCTTTTTTATATGCTCGATAGATTGCAAGAGGTGCTTGCCCTATATTTACATAACAAGCCCCGCCACTATGCCAGCGTTGCGGACAATTCCCACAAATAGAAACATCTTTACCCTGTTTGCTTGCCTCGGTTGGCTCTAAGTCACTCCTTAAAATCCAAGTCTGCACCATATCGCCAGTCTTTCGGTTACTGGTCGATAGTGTGGCTATGTAAACAATTGGCTCGCCATCAAGTTGGCTTTTACCCTCATACAATATAAAGCCCTTTTCTTTAGGCTTTGCGTTTGGTGTTGCTTTTCGATTGCTAAAAGTTTGCATAATACTTGCCCTAGTGGATAGTTAAATATAATCGAACGCACTCTGAATGAATGCGCTCTGTTATATAAACTAATGCCCTAGTGGATACCTTGCAAGCTAAAAAATATCTGCAAGCCTTTCAAAAGGAATTTTGCAAGGATAAACCCACCGCCTGCCAGTATTAGCCAACCAATAAGGTCGGCAATGGCTTCGTTGCGTTCTGCGCGTTTAATTAGGTTTCTTTTGGCTTTATTCATTTTATTTATGCTCCTAATAAAGCTGGAATAAATCCAGATACGTTTAGTGCAAATATGCATAAGCTAACAGTGCTTATTAATAATATTTTAATCATTTTGTTTGCCTCTTGGTTAAGTTAAATAATTATAATAGAACCACCTCAGTGAAGTGGCTCGATATAATTACTTGATAAATTGTAGGTTGCCGTCATTGTCCATAATAACGTCAGACCAATCACTATTGAGAGCTTGCCAGTCTTTTTTGCCTGTATATGTGAATGGCTTTCCATTTTCACCGCCCGCATAATATGGGAAGGACTTAAAGTTCTTAACGTAATCAATAATTTGCTCCGCTTCTGTTAATACTTCGTGCGAGCGTACAGTTCCCAAATGCTCAATGCTTCTATTAGGATTACCTGACAATGCTATACAGCAAGTGTGGTCATACTCGCCAGTCTCTTTATTATATGTAATATATGCTTCACTGAATGCGCCTAAAGTTTGTTTAACTTCAGCCACAAATGAAGCGGGCAAATCAGCCAAGATAGATTGAGATTGATTTAATGTAGTCATATGTATACCTATATAAATAATTGATTAGTGAGTCGTCAATATATGCTATTAGTGTCTATAGGTGTTAATGGTTTGAGTTAAAAGGGGCGATATTTGCGGTGAATGGGACAAAACGTAAAAAAAGGGTAAATGATAAAAACACGGAAATAGTACACAAGAAACATAAAGATGAATGATTATTCAATTTATGATTGTCATGTACTATTTTAATGCGTAACAGATAGTTATTCCTATTAGAACCTAGCAATTGCAAGGACTGGCGGTGTTATATGTGGCGTTTTATGTGGCACTCCCCCTCCCCCCTATGCTTTTTTGGGGTACTGGCTACCCCGTTGGGGGTGTTTCTACCGCCATGATATACGATAGACCCCTCGGATTTTTCTAGTAAAACCTTTTGCCCACCTAATGATACTCAGGTTCACCTATTAGCTCATCCATATAGCTACCTAGAAGCTCCACCTTCAGAGCCTCAAGCATCATATAGACCTCTTTATGGTCAGCATTGGTAGCCAACTTTAGGTCACCCTCAGCTTTACCTATGATTACAAAGGTATCAGATTTAAGTAGTAAGTCAGTTATTTCATCTTCTACTGTAGGTCTTATGTTAGTCACTTTAGCTACCATGGGTACTCCTTAAGTTATCTTATAGTTTTATCTATAGATATATTACTTATATCATCTCCTAAATAATCTTATTCCATAGTCATCTTTAGGTTATCTATAGTTTTATCTATAGGGATATATCTTCCTTCCTACCTTATATGGTGGGTATTAATATATGTAGTAATATCAATGCTTTAGACTAAGCCAATTATCTCTCTTTGGAGGTCTCCCTATAGAGGATTCCATAAACTTATCTAGCTCTTTACTAAGAAGTTCTTTCTTATGGTCTTGGACAGCTTGTTTTATGTCTCTATCTAGGGTTTCTACCCAGTAGCCTACGGCTATAGACAGGGCATCTAGCCTATCATCATGTATCAGAGAGCCTCTATCTCTAGTCAACCTGGTAAGTTGATAGAATAGTTTATACTTAAGGTCTACTTCAGACTGATAATCCTGTTGTATTACCTTATCGTCTACCACTAGCCTATGTTGGTTTAGGATAGGCTCTAGGGTATCTATCATCCTTTTCTCTTTATTGGTGTTGTGTCTTATTTCTTCTATGGTACATGGGTGTACTCTAGTCAACACAGGCTTAAGCAACTGGGTAAACATACCGTCACCAAAGTTACTCTCTACTATTATCTTATTAACCTTTTGTTCCTTAGCTACCTTACAGAGAACCTCAAGGCTTTCATCTGCATAGCCATTCTTAAGGCCACCTGCTGCTGTTAGGTACAGTTGTCCCTTAAGCATCTTCACTACGGTGTATGCTGTCTCATCCTTACCCCTACCTGCGGGGTCAATAGACATCACTGAGCCATCCCAAGGGGCTGTCTCTGAAGAAACATTCATAGGTGCTGCCCAATAGTCACCCTTAAGTCCTACATTAGGTAAGTGCTTAACATTCTCTATCTGTTCTCTTCCTGATGCCCACTGAACACTTACAGGGACTTCAGTCCAACTGCTAGGGCCAGACATAACCATAAAGTCATTTATTTTTAGAGGGTACTTATCGGCATCTGAGAGGCTAACATCAAGCATGAACTGTAAGGCAAAGCCTGATTTACCATAGGATGCCTCTCGTTCTAGTAGGTCATCACTATCGAACCTATCAGGGTCTGTAGGTTTACCATCTACGTCAGGCTCATCAGCTACTATAGGGGCTAATTTGTACCCCATAGCTGTCTTAAGTCTGTCATCAGGGTATCTAGCGGGCCATATACGAGTCTTATAGCCTCTTTCATCTAGTAAATTGTAGATAGACATCTCTGTTTGAGGGGTTCCAAGGAAGATAATGCGTCCTCCAGGCTTTAATACCGCCTCAAATTCCTTAATAGTCTCTGCTAGTTTGTCTCTCATCATCTGTGTCATAGAGTTATTAGCTGACTCTACGTCATCTGCGATGATTATTCCTGCCCTAGAACCTGTAAGTTGCCCTGTTATCCCTAGGGACTTCACAGAAGGCGCGTGAGAGGCTTTAGCTGGAGCCACATCAAAGGATATCTTAGACATTCTTTGGCCGTCACGGGGTCTTAAATGGGCTAGAATAGGCATCTCATGAATGAGGCGCAGGGTAAAGGTAGAGAAATCATCTGCCCGTGTCTTTGAAGCTGATACCACTAGTATGTTTTCTTGTGGATTTAACAGCAGTTGGTGACAGACAAAGGCAGATGTTATCCATGATTTACCAACACCACGGAATGCTTCGATAACTATCCTGCGCTCCTCAGCGTTCTGAAGATAATCACTTATGTCATATTGTACTGGGGTAGGGTTAGGAAGGTTAAGGTGCTTCCATGCCATGTATAGGAAGTTCTTAAAGTCTAGTATCTGTTTATTTACCACGTTTCTTAAACCCGCCTTTTTTGGCTTTCATCTTTGCGTATGTTTTAGGGTCAATAGTGCTTTTTTTCTTTGAGCGACTGATGCCCTTTTTCTTTCTGATGTGCATGTTTCTATATAAAGACATAATGAATCCTTACTGTATGTGTGTTGTCTCTGCATCAAATGGGAGGTCTTCTAACAGTTGTGCTAGAGCATTTTCATCTGTAGGTATAGCTGTAACGTCATTGTCCTTGAGGAACTGACGGGCTACATTAAGCTCTGCTGATTTACACTCAGGGTCTCTTATCTTATCCAATAGTATTGTTGCCAATAACTCATGGAGTTCTTCTAGTTTAGAATCTTTTTTCATCTTATCGCTCCCTTTGAACGCCTTTGGTTTTCTCCATAGTACGCATTGCGCCTAAGCCAAGCATACCCATAAGTACAGGCATCATCTGTGTCAAATCAAGGATTGGAACCACAACCGTAGATTCAGCCAGAGCAAGCGCAAAGTTGGCCAGTGGGATAACCATAAAGTTGCTCGCCATGCCCAGAACACATACCCATCCCACAGCAGGTCTCCAGCCCGCAACAAAGAGGCTCTTATGTGCCGCTTCTTTCTGATTAACAGCAATCTGTGCTTTCGCAAGCTCCTGTGCATGTCTCTCAGCCATAGTTGAAAGTTCAAATGCAATGGCATTCTTTTTATCTTTATCCTCTATGAATTTGTCTAGTAATCCCGAAACGGGGCCGATTAATTGCTGTAACATATTGCCTCACTTGAGAGGGTTAGAGAGGTAATCCATACCGCTCCATAAGTCCTCTATCTCTTTAGTTAGTTTCTTCATCCGTGTGTCTATGTCACCCATGCTTTCAGCAATGAGTTCACCTTGCTTAACTGTGGCTTTCATAGACTCCATTTGTTTATCTAGCTCAGAAAGCTCTGTTTTGAGTTCTAAGAGCTTTTCCTGCTGGGTTAGTATAGTTTCTAGGTGTGTTCCTAAAGTGGCTAATTTAGCCTTTAATTGACTTACATCGTTGTCCTGTAAGCGTTGCTCAATAAGAGTCACTCTTTCTGTAACAGGTTTGATGTTAGGTATCTTTTTAGCTTCTACTGCCTCAAGCCTTGAGTACAGACTTGAAGCTGTCCATACACCCCCACCTATTGTACTACCAATACCAAAGACTATGGCTATCCATACGCCTTTAAATGAGGTCTTCCCTATTTTTAATTCAGTGTTCTCTAGGCTCATATATCACAGTCCATCTGGTTCATATAACAGTTGTGGTTTAGAGGACTAGTCTGGAAGTATTCTGACTCACTACCTGCCGCTAAGATTTCAGCCTCAGATACATATAGGTCTAACCCAAAGTTCTGCCCGTTGAGGTACACTGCTGTAAGGTTTCTTGTAGTGTTGTAGCCCATAGCAATCCACTGTTGATTAGCGTCATAGAAGATGTTTGTTTGTTCAGCAGTTGTGTTAGCGTTTTCTACGCCTTGCTCTAGGAAAGTCACTGCTTCCTTGTTCCCTGCTACCGCTAGGAATGCACTAGCGTTGTTAGCGTGGGTCTCGATGTCATCTACAGATTGGTTATAGGTTTCTACTTCTTCTGTAGTAATCGTTAGCACTTCAACATTGTTTGTAACAAACTCTTTTACATCAGCCTCTTCTTGCGGAGTAGCCGCAGTCTCAGCCATCTCTGCAACCTCAACGACTTGTATCATGTCCACCACCACTTCTGTGAAGACACCGATTGCTTCGTCCATCATGTCTAACTCAGCATAGGCTTTTTCTTCTAGGACAGTCTGCATGTCACCATAAGGTAAGTAGTTAGACATACCATATAGGGCATCATTGTATGCCTGGAGTTGCTCTGAGGTAATATGTGCTGAACCAGAAAGCGTCCCGTTTGATAGGCTTTGGCCTTGATGTGAATACTCAGTAGCAGCACCCACCAGTTGTACCCCTCTTGTAATCTGGTCTACTATTGCACTTGAGGTGTTTATCAGGTTATCTAGTTCATCTGATTGAGCTACGGAACTTAGCACTAACAGAGGTAATATCATCTTCTTCATCTGTTTCTTCTCCTCCAATGTTTAATAGGGTGTTGTACCAATCTTTAGTTTCTTTGTTGTAATCTGGAATGTATGTTTCAGGCTGTCTTTTCATAACTAAAAAGGCCCTTTTGCCTACTACAAGTTTGCCGTTAGATAACACTGGGCATGGCGTACCTGAGACAAACATCGCCTTCCATACGTCAATGCTTTGGCATAACCTGGCTACAGCACTTACTTTCATCCCTAAGTCTGATAATAACTTCGCGTCCCTGCGTCTATCACAGTTAGGGTCTACTTCGTAGGAGCCTGAAGAAAAACCTACGCCCACAGTTTGTACCGAATTACCAGTTCCCTTGAGGCATGTGTCCATACCATTAGACATATAAGATGGGGATATAGCTGAACCTACTGGCATCTCGCTGGAGGAACCCGCACCGTTATATGTGTTGGATACTGATTTGTCTTCTGTGGAATTGTTGGAAGAAACTGTAGAGCCTCCACCGTTAAAGGTATTTAGGCTTCCTTCCTGAAAGTTTTCTGCGTAGGTAAATCCAGATAGTAACAATAAGAGTAACCAAGGCATCTACCTCGATGACCCCTCATTTAGTACACGGTCAACTGTAGCTCTTATGTGACTTATGTTTGCATCTATTCTTGCTAGAGAAACCGCCTGTCCTTGTACGAGACTCTCTAGTTGTGCTAACCGTGTTTCATGTTGTGTCACTTGTTTATTGTTGGCTGTAATACCTGAGTCCAACTCAGCAAAAAACCATACGAGTGCTACGGCTTGAGTTGCTAAGGCAAACACAAATGTTACAGGGACACTCTTGTTTAAGTACCAGGAATCTTTTGACATAGTTAAGTGTCCTATTAGTTAAGTTTTGATGCAGTAGAGAATGCCAGCGTTAAATGGGCGGGTTTCGTCACCTGTTCTTGGGGTTCCGTTGGTTCCATCAGATGAAGGGGAGTTTGAATCAATTAAAATGTTAGCACGAGTGTTAGTACCAGATGTTGTTACATCAGTACCCCCACTTGAAACTCTTTGGTACTGATGAACATGCCCTTGCATCTGGTCATTCTCAAAGTCACCCACAGATGGGCCAGCAAAGTCGGAACCGTTAGCCATGTTGCTTGTGCCATGAGAACCCGTACCGCGCAGGAAGGCTCCTCTGAGGTCAGGGAGCTTGAAGTGTGATGCTGGCGTTGAGGCTGTACCCCAAGCAGTCCCTATAGCGGCATAAAGAGAAGAGTAGGCACTAATAAGAACCTCTTGCCCTTGACACGCTAGGTAACCAGTGGGGGCTGAAGCACCCCCAAAGGTTATTATAGTTCCTGCTGGTGTAAGTTGTGCTTGGATGTCTGAAGTTACATTGTCGAGGAAGTTAGCTTTGTTAGCCGCATCCCCTAAGTCTCTTGCTTGTGACATTCATGTTCCTCCTTACCTTACCAAGGTTTCCCTTCTAAGATTGTTGGAGATGCTTGTTCAGCTAAGTCAGCATCAAGAGTGGCTTCTAGTGCAGTTGTATCTAATGCACCTTGTACCCAACTAATTACATCGGGTTCTGTTAGGTTAACATAATCAATGTAACCTTCAGCAGTAGAGTCTGGAGTAAAACTACAAGTCCCATACGAGTACGCTGTGTTATCACCAGATGCTTTACTCACCTGCCAATGGGCTACTAGCACACCATCGTCTGTGTTTCTTTCTAAGGTTGATATTGTAAAGTTCATTTAGTTGTTCTCCAGTTCTGCGACTCTAGTTCGCAATGATTGTATTTCTTTAATTAAGGTTGGTACTAGTTTAGAGTAATCAACACTCATCATATCATCTTCAGTATAACCTACAGTTACGGCTTCAGGTGCAACAGCCTGTAACTCTTGGGCAATAACACCAAAGTCCTGATGCTCTCCACTTCCTTTCCAGTCAAACTGTCTGATTTGAATCGCGTCAATCTTACTACCCGCATCTCCTGAGTCTTGGATGTTTTCTTTAAGACGTTCATCAGATTGTACGTTATAAGAAGTTGTATCTCCCAGAATAGAAATACTGCCTTTTTCGGAAGAACCTGAATTTCTAAATGATATCAACTTCATAGTAGATGATGAACTTGATGTATACCCATCTACTGTTATAGATGCTCCACCATAGTTACCACCTTGCAAAAATTTACTGCTATTACTATAACCAATAAACCCTTGCCCTTCGACTCTTCCGATTACTCTAAGTTTAGAATTATGCGTACCAGTCGTTGTTGTACCAACTAAAACTCTACCCGAAGAATCAATACGTATTCTCTCAGAAGTACCAGTACAGAAGCTTAGAGTATTACTTGCAGGTCCATACATTCCTGTAGCAGTATTGCCTGTAAAGCTAAAGGTAGGAGCATAACTTGAACCTGCACTACCATGATACTTAGTAGCACCAGTTACTTCTTTACTATTACAATCTAAATTACCACCTAGTTGTGGTGTGGTATCTTCTACTACATTAGCTAAACCGCTAGAAGGTAAATTAGTTAAGTTAGAGCCATCACCTGTAAAGGCTGTAGCAGTAACAGTTCCGCTTACATCAAGGGCAGTAGAAGGATTATTTTTACCTATACCTACACGACCTGATGAGTCTATACGGAGGCGTTCAGTTTGATTAGTGCTAAAGGTTAGGTTTCTTGAATTTAAAGCATTAAAGCCCCATTCTAAGTTACCATTAGTCTGTACTTGCAACCCACCAATAATATTATTATTACCAAACTGTGCAACTGTTTCGGCTGTTGTGCCTGTAGTCTTGACATCTAAAGTTGT